ATGAAAAAAGCTAAAGGTAAAGGAATGAAAGTAAAAGGAGTTGATGTTAGTTCTTTGAATAAAACTCAACAGAAAGCCATGAAAAGTCATTCAGTACATCATACTGGCAAACATATAAAAGCCATGGTACATGATATGAAGAAAGGTGCTACTTTTGGAGAGTCACATAAAAAAGCACAAAAGAAAGTTGGCAAGTAAAGACCCAAAAGAAGGAACAGGAAAAAAACCTAAAGGAAGCGGAAGGCGTTTATATACAGATGAAAATCCTAAAGATACAGTACCCATTAAATTTGCAACACCTACAGATGCAAGAAAAACAGTCGCAAAAGTCAAACGTATTAAAAAACCTTTTGCTAGAAAAATACAAATACTTACAGTCGGAGAACAAAGATCAAAAGTTATGGGTAAATCTGAGGTCTCTAATATATTTAAAAAGGGTAAAGACTCAATAAGAAAAACGCATGGCAATAGCAAAAAGTCAAAAAAGTCTTAAAGACTGGACTAAACAAAAATGGCGTACTAAGTCAGGCAAGAAGTCGTCTGATACAGGAGAAAGATATCTTCCTGAAAAAGCTATCAAAGCTATGTCAAGTTCACAATATGCAGCTACTACTAAAAAGAAAAGAGCAGATACTAAGAAAGGTAAACAATTTTCTAAACAACCTAAGTCTGCTGCAAAGATATCAAAGAGGTATAGGTAATGTATGAATATTCTTGCGAAGTTAAAAGAGTCGTTGATGGTGATACTGTGGACGTTATTCTTAATCTTGGGTTTGATATTTTCTATAAGTCTCGTGTTCGTCTATATGGTATTGATACTCCCGAGTCACGTACTCGTAACAAAGATGAGAAGGCTAGAGGAAAAATGGCTGCGGCTTACTTAGAAGATGCTATTAACAATGGCAATACTGTTGTTATACAAACAAAACTAAAGGATTCTAGGGGTAAGTATGGAAGAGTATTAGGTAATGTATTGGTTGATGATGTAAACATTAATGAACAAATGGTTGACAAACATCTAGCAGTAAAATACTTTGGACAAAGTAAAGAAGATGTTGAAGAAGAGCATCTTAAGAATAGACAAATATTAATTGATAACGGAACATTTGAACCTTAAAATAAATCAACATGTTTAAACAACAGGAGAAAAAATATGCCAAATGTAGGTAAAAAGAAATTTGCTTATGATGATGCTGGAATGAAAGCAGCACGTGAGGAAATGAAAAAATCAGGTAAAGATATGGTAATTAACTTTGACGAGGGTGGAAAGGTAGATGACTACCAAGATAGCCTTGTTAAAAAATTTGGTGGCGGTATGCCTAAGTATGGTAAAGGTGGAATGCCTTACGGAAATACAAAAAAAGATTAATGATATATGGCAACAGCCACTACTAATAACTTTGACTTAGATATAGCAGAAGCAGCAGAAGAGGCTTTTGAACTAGCTGGTTTAGAAATGAGAACTGGCTACGACTTGCGTACAGCTAGACGTAGTATAAATCTTATGATGCTTGAATGGGCAAACAGAGGTTTAAATCTATGGCAAGTTGAATCAGGTAGTACAACATTAACTGCTGGAACAGCTACGTATAGTTTAGATGCTGACACTATTGATTTGTTAGAACATCATTTAAGAACGGATGATGGAGAAACAAGTGCGCAAAGTGATACATCTTTAACTAGAGTATCTTTTTCGCAGTATGCTGATATACCTAATAAATTAGATCAAGGTAGACCTAATGAAATATTAGTCAATAGAGATAGTGGCACTACATCTTTTACTCTTTATCCAGTTCCTGATAGTACAACTACTTACAAGGTAGTTTGGTACAGGCTTAGACAGATATATGATGCAGGAACACCAGCATCTAATACTTTAGATATACCTAAAGTATTCTTGCCATGTCTTGTATCAGGTCTTGCTTATTATTTAGCTATGAAAAATCCAGAAGCAGCACAAAGAATTCCATTCTTAAAGCAACAATATGAAGAACAATGGAAACTTGCATCTGAAGAAAACAGAGTTAAAGCAGCTGTAAGATTTGTACCGGGAGGTTATTAGTATGCCGTATGCTAAAGGTAAACATGCATATGGTATATGTGATAGAACTGGCTTTAGATATCCTTTAAAAGATTTAAGAAATCAAATAAAAGATAAAAAAAGAACAGGACTGTTAGTAGGTAAAGACGTATTAGATAAAGATCAACCACAACTACAACTAGGCAGATTAAGGTTAAATGATCCACAGGCTCTTAAGAATGCTAGACCACAAACAGACTTACAAGCTAGTAGAGGGTTATCTGGATTCAATCCTATAGGTGGATGGAATTCAGCATTTGGTGATTCTAGTCTTAGTAATATGGTGTTAAAAGGTCAACTAGGTAATTTAAAAATAACTACAAGCTAATGTCATTTACATTTACAACATTAAAAAACGCTATACAAGATTATACTGAAAATACAGAGACCACATTTGTAAATAATCTTTCTACTATAATAGTTCAAGCAGAAAATAGAATTAATGGCGCAGTAGAATTACCTAACTATAGAAAGAATCAAACAGCAACTGCTACTATAAACAATCAATATCTTGGAGTGCCTGACGATTTTTTGTATCCATATTCATTAGCGGTAGTAGATTCAGATGGTAACTATAATTTTTTAATAAACAAAGATGTTAACTTTATAAGAGAAGCATATCCAAAAGCTTCTGCTAATACTGGATTGCCAGAATACTATGCTCAGTTTGATGATGATTTTTATATATTAGGTCCAACACCTGATGCTAATTACACAGTAGAGTTACATTATTTTTATTTACCACAATCTATAACAGCCTCATCAGATGGAACAAGTTGGTTAGGAACAAATGCTCCTGATGTTTTATTATTTGGTTCTTTAGTAGAAGCATACATATTTATGAAAGGTGAGCCTGATATAGTGCAACTTTATGAAACTAGATTTAAAGATGCATTAGATAAATTAGTTATAGAAAATGATGGAAGAAATAGAAAAGATGCTTATAGAAGCGGACAAAGAAGATTAGTAGAACAATAATGTTAAAAGAAAGAATACTAGATTTAGAAGGCAAACATGTAGCTATTGTGGCTATGGGTATGAGTCAAATAGATTTTCATCTATCACAGTTACATAGTAAGAAGTTTGACGAAGTTTGGGTAATTAATGCGATGATAGGAGTAGTTAAGAAAGCAGATAGAGCATTTATACTTGATCCTATGTCACGTTTCTTTGATACAGACGAAGCAGCATCTATGACTCAAATGATGAGAGAAGAGTTACCTAAAATAGATTATCCAATATATTCTTGTGAACTAGATGCAAGAGTGCCAGCAGTAGAAGAGTATCCTATTAAAAGTGTAATAGAAGATACATCATGTGCTTATCTTAACAATACAGTAGCTTATGCTATAGCTTTTGCTTACTGGAATAATGTTGGTTCTATTAGTATGTTTGGAACAGATTTTACTTATAATAATAACGCACACTTTGCAGAAATGGGTAGAGCATGTTGTGAATATTGGCTAGGCAAATGCATGGAAAATAATGTTGATGTATCTGTAGCTGTTAGATCAAATCTATTAGATGCTAATGTAGATATGAAAGATAAACTATATGGGTATCATCGTTTAAACGATCCAATAGTATCTTATTTAAAAGATGGTGAACTATCAGTATGTAATTATTCAGAGATCATACAAGAAAAAATGATACCACATGGAATCATAGGAAGAGAAAATCCTAAAGAGTGGGTTATAGATGAAAGATCAAACGGAAGTACGCCACCAGAACCTTTAGTACCATAATGCAAACAGATAAATTTGAAATATCAATAGGTAATCTTGGTGTAAAAACTACAGATTATAGAGGACACACAGTAGAAGAAGTTGCTGATATGGCAACTGATAGATTAGTTTCGATAAGTGATACAGCACCTGACACTATAAAAGCGCAAGCCCATATATTTAAAGATGCTGCACGACAGGTAATTACACACTATATGCATGAGGCAATAAAAAACCACATATGTACAGTATGTAATCAATTAGAACAGCAAGGACATAAAGACCTTGCCAATATAATAAGGAGGCTGTAATGGCTATAACACAAGCAATGTGTACTTCTTTTAAGAAAGAACTTTTAGAAGGCGTACATAATTTTAAAAATTCAGGTGGTAGTACATTCAGGTTAGCACTCTATACGAGTTCAGCTACTATGAGTGCAGCAACTACTGCATATACAACATCACAAGAAGCTAGTGGTACTAACTATACCGCTAAAGGTAATACACTTACACGTGTAGACCCTTCTACTTCAGGCACAACAGCATTTACAGACTTTGCTGATTTAACATTTGGCACAGCAACTGTTACTGCTAGAGGTTGTATGATTTATAACGACTCTGCTTCAGGTGATCCGGCAGTTGCAGTATTTGATTTTGGTGCTGATAAAACATCAACAGCAGGTTCATTTACTATAACTTTTCCAACAGCTGATGCAAGTAATGCGATTATAAGAATAGCTTAATACATGTCTGTCGGTTGGGGTCGGTCCACTTGGGGAACAGGTCCTTGGGGCGAACCTGCCGTAGTCAATGTTTCTGTAGATATTACAGGTGTTGCTGGTACATCAGCACTTGGAACAGAAACAATAACATGTGATGCTAATGTACCAGAAATAGGAATAGCAGCTACAGGAGCAGTAGGTTCAGTAGTTGCTACTGGTGCAGCTAATGTTGCAGAAACAGGATTAGCAGCTACAACTGCTTTAGGAACAGAGTCTGTTACAGCTGATGCTAATGTATCTGAAACAGGCGTTGCAGCTACAGGTGCGGTTGGTAGCGAAACTGTAACAGGTGATGCTAACTTAACAGAAACAGGTGTATCAGCAACTACTGCATTAGGTACAGAATCTGTAAGTGGTGATGCTAATGTAGCTGAAACAGGTATAGCAGGTACGTCTGCTATAGGTAATGTTACTGCTTCAGGTATTGCTATTACTGGTGTTTCAGGTACTGCATCTACTATAGCAGTAGGTGATGAAACAGTAACATGTGATGCAAATGTAGCTTGTACTGGTTTATCTGCAACTACTGGACTAGGTGCATTAAGCTTAGTCACAGTAAATATATTATCTATAACAGGTGTAGAAGGCACTACTACAGCAGGTAATCTTAGTGTTTCAGGTGTAGCAAATGTATCTGTAACAGGTTTAAACGCTACAGGAGAGTTAGGATTTGTAAGTGTATGGGGAGAAATAATACCCGGAGTTACAACATCATGGTCTGATGTAGATGAATCTGTAACTACAACTTGGTCTGATATAGATGAATCTGTAACTACTACATGGAGTGACGTAGCATAATAAATAGTTTAATATTAGTTTAGAGGGAAAAAAATGGCAACTTATGTAAATGATTTAAGATTAAAAGAGATAGCAACTGGTGATGAGTCCGGAACATGGGGCGCATCAACAAATACAAATCTTGAGTTGATAGCAGAAGCATTTAGTTATGGCACTGAAGCTATTACTACTAATGCAGACACACATACAACAACTATAGCAGATGGTTCTACTGACCCCGGTAGATCAATGTTTCTTAAATATACAGGTGCATTAGACTCTGCTTGTACTGTAACTATTGGACCAAACACAGTATCTAAATTATGGTTTGTAGAGAATGCTACAACTGGCTCACAAAATTTAGTTATAAGCCAAGGCACAGGTTCTAACGTAACTATACCAGCTGGTAAAACTAAAATTATATATTCAGATGGTGCTGGCTCTGGTGGTGCAATGGTAGATGCATTAGCATCTATTAATATAGAAACAAGTGGTATCTTAGAAACATCAGCATCTATACAAACACCATTAATAGAATTTACAGATGGTGACGATGCAATAACTATAGCAGATGGTGGACATGTAACTTTTGCTGGAAATATAGATGCTTCTAGCGGAACAATTAAATTAGATGGAAACTATCCTACTGGCACAGGCAACGTAGCTTTGGGAGACACAGCATTAGACTCACTTACGACAGGTAACTATAATACTGGTATAGGAGAAAATTCTTTAACAGCTAATACAACAGGCGGAACAAATACTGCGGTAGGTTCACGCACCTTAGATGAAAACACTACTGGAAGTTCTAACACAGCAGTAGGACAAGGTGCATTAAATAAAAATACAACAGCAGATAACAATACAGCAGTTGGTCAAGGTTCTATGGCAGCTAACACTACAGGAACAACAAACGTAGCAGTTGGTGCTTCTGCTTTAGCAGCTGCTACTACAGCAAGTGACAATACTGCTATAGGTGCTAATGCTTTAAAAACAGCAACCACAGGACACAGTAACACAGCTGTTGGTAAGGCTGCTGCTGAAGCACTTACGACTGGTGCAGAAAACGTATTTGTAGGTGAAAGAGCAGGAGATGCTACAACCACAGGAAGTAATAACACAGGTGTTGGACACAAAGCATTAAGTTCTTTAACTACAGCAAATTCTAATGAAGCTTTTGGTAACGATGCTTTACAAGCATTAACAACAGGTACTAATAATGTTGCAGTAGGTTCATTTTCTTTAGACGCTTTAACTGATGCTTCTTATCATGTTGGAGTTGGTTATCAGGCTTTATCTGCTAACACGACAGGAACACAAAATGTAGGAGTAGGTTGGAGTGCTTTATTAACAAACACCACAGGAAGTTATAACACAGCCATAGGAAGTTCTGCACTATATGCTAATACAACAGGTGCAAGTAATGTTGCTTTGGGCAGAGATTCTTTAGAATCAAATACTACAGGTTCTGAGAATACTGCGTTGGGTGCGAAAGCATTAAATTCAAATACAACAGGAAGCTATAACGTAGCAGTTGGTCGAAGGGCTTTGGAAGACAATACTACAGCCGATAATAATGTTGCTTTAGGTTGGGGTGCATTAACAGAAAACACTACAGGTTCAACCAACACAGCCATAGGAAGAAGCACTTTAGCAGCAAGCACGACAGCTTCTGATAACACAGGTTGTGGTTATGCTGTATTGTTAGCAAATACAACAGGAACTAATAATACTGGAGTTGGTGTTAATGCTTTACAAGCAAACACGACAGCTTCTGATAATACTGCGGTGGGTAGAAATGCTTTACTATCAAACACCACAGGTGCATACAATACGGCAGTAGGAAGTTTATGTTTAGACTCTAATATTGCTGGTCAAAAACATACTGCTATAGGGTATGGTGCTGGTAAAGATATAACAGGTGGTGAAGAAAATACATTAGTTGGTTATTTGGCTGGGCAAAATATAACGACAGCAAGTGCCAACGTAGCAGTAGGACAAGAAGCATTGGGAGAAAATACGACTGGAAACTTTAACGTAGCCGTAGGTAGAGAAGCTTTACTTTCTGTTACAGGAGGGGCTAATAATGTTGCTGTTGGTAAAGCTGCTTTTGACAACTGTACTACTGGAGTAGATAACGTAGGTGTTGGGAGAACGGCTGGTTCTTCATGTACTACAGGTTCAAACAATGTATGTATTGGTGATTTCGCTGGAGGAAATTTAACTACAGGCGATGGCAATATTTATATTGGTCATAATACTGGAACACAAGGTGAGTCATCTTCTCAGAATGGTTCTTGTATTTATATTGGAGAAGGAGCATCTGGAAATAATGCGTCAGTTTTTGAATATGTCTTAGGCTCTGGAAGAATTGGGTTAGGTGGTAACTCTTTTGCTTTTGGTAAAACAAGTAATGTTGTTTACAATCTTTTTACTTCCAATAATTCTTGGGTGAGAAGTTCAGACTTAAACAAAAAAACTAATATAAAAGATACAGATTTAGGTTTAAGTTTTATTAATGAATTAAGACCAGTAACATTTAATTGGCGACCTAATAATGAATTTCCAGAATATTTTGAAGATTATTCTGAAACAGAAAACCATATGGACACAGACGTAAATCTTTATGGAATGATTGCACAAGATGTAGAAAAAGCATTAGATAAAGTTGGTCATAAAAACTTTGGTGGATGGGTAGAAGAAGAAGATGGTTCACAAAGTTTGTCACAAGAAATGTTTGTTTATCCATTGATAAACGCAGTAAAAGAATTATCAGCAGAAGTTGATGAACTTAAAAAGAAACTTAATTAGGAGTAAAAATGGCAGTAACAAAAGCAATAACAAGTTGTACCCCATATATGAACAGCAACAGCAAAGTTGCTAAATGGGATATAGAAATGACATATGAAAACGATAGTGAAGGAGATGCTACTTACTATAAATCAAGATTTTCTACTACAGTTAATCAAAAAGATACTGATGCAGATGGTAATGTAACAACTAACTTTACACTTAAAGCTAAAGGTTCTTTTAGTAACGCTGATTTAGTAGCACTTTGTCCTGTATCGCAATGGGATATAGTATTTGCTAGTCAGGTAGATAGTGTTATTACTAATCCATCAGTAGACAATACACCTGATAACGATTTTAACGTACCTAGTTAATGGCAGAAGTTACAGTACATAACATGCCTTCTGTTTACGTTATGGAAACAGAGATGCCTATAAGTATGGTGAATGACCTTAACGATTACCTTGATGAATACAAAGAAGACCAAGATAAAAAATCATTAGCTAATACTTTAGTAGGGCAAATATCTCAAGGCGAACAACTACTAATGGATAACGAAGACTCCAGAGTAAAAGAATATTCTGAGTTTATATGTAGTCTTGGTGCTGATTATGTTAATTTCTTTT